ACAACATCACTCATTTTCGTTCGTTCCTTATACGTTCAATAATTTTGCCCAGACTTCTCCGTCGCAGACGGTCTTTCCCGAAAACTCGCAAAGCGCAATCTTGCTATTCTCGCCAAACCATCCGTCCGCACCCATCCATCCGCAGTTGTAACCTTTTGCAATCAGAGCGGTCTGCATGAGTTTGACATGATAGCCCTTGTCTCCGTCCTTTAGGATGGGGAGATTTGCCGTCACCTCAACTGTGCCGCCTGTCGGTTCGGGAGTGGGGGTAGGTGTAGGTTCGGGAGCGGGAGTGTCTTCCGTGATGAGACGAGCAAAGCGTTCAGAGAGGACTTTGTTGCCGTCTACGCGTTCGTTGTAGCCTGGTACTTTATCAGACGAGGAGAATTGCCAAATGTCGCCCTTTTGAGGTCTGCCGCCCCATTGGGCTGTCCACATGATGACATCATCGCCGAGATACTTAACGCCCACTTTAGCCCACAGATTGCCGTTGCTTCCATAAGCACCCGCACGATAGCCACCCGCTTTGACGGTATCGCAGAACGCTTTGACAACAGCGGTCAGAGCCGAATCAGAGAGTGCAAGCTGTTTGCTCTCCTCAACATCCATATAGATGCCAAGCGGCAGTTTCTTTCCAGCGGCAAGAGACAGGGCTTTCCGTGCCTCTGCTCTCGCGTCGGCCTCGGTTGTCGCGTGCGAGTAAACATACGCACCGAGCGGGATCTTTGCGGCCTTGTAAAAGGTCTCAAACTGCGGATCAACCCAACTCTGCCCCTCTGAAATCTTGAGGATAGCAAAGTCTACGCTATTGAGTGCGGATGCAGACATACCAGCTTGCCACGACGAGATATCAATTCCGTGAAGATTAGAAATCGTTTTCATATCAAAACCTCACTCCATAGATTGCACGCGGGATCGCATACTGGTCTCCGGCGGTCGTTTCACGCAGGCCGGAAGTGAACGTTACGCCGTTGCCGCTGACGGTGAAGCTGCGGACATAACTATAAGCATATCTCGCGTTGTAGTTATGCAGAAAGATGTTGTATGTGATGCCATCACCGACCATGCCGATTGCCGTGCCGCCGTTAATGTCAGAAGTCGAAGCAGTTGCCACAATCAGCACAGCTTTATATTTGCTTAAATCAAGCGCGACAGTCCGGGCAGCGAAATTCGACGTTGGGGATGCATTCGACCACAAAATGTCAATTTGCACGTTTTCGGGCGGGAGCCCTTCTGTCGCGCCATATCTCATTTTGACGCTCATATTAAGCCTCCTCTACGATCTCACCGCTCGGGCTTGTGATTGTTGATACAAGATGCTGAATCCCGCGCATTTCGATTCGCATTGCGTATGTATTGACCACCGAGCCATCCTCTGCTGTGATTTGGAGCGCGTCGCCCGCCTCTATCCACGGCCATCCTTGCATCTCCAGCTCAACAGGTGTATATCCCACATTTGCCGCGCCAGCCGCAAATTCTCGTGACAAAACATCAGGCAATGTTCCCGCGTTAATATCGGGGCTCATTGGGATCATCTTGTTGTCTGTCATGTCATAGACGCTCTCGCCAATACCTATTGAAACCTCTTCGGCTTCTCTCGAGCCATCCTCGCCATATGAAGCTAAAACCGTCCCGATTGGCGCGATATCGTATTCATCCCACCATGCTGACGAATAGTCCTCTGGCAGAATAGCAATCGGAGATGATGCGGACAGCTCAATCATTGTTATCTCGCCAAATCTGTCCTCGCGGGCGAATTTGCCGTTCAGTTCCGCAAATGCTCCGTAGAGTTCGAGCACGCGAAACGCATTGAAATACGTGAATTTGACTCCGTTTTGCGTAGCAGCTTCAATTATGATTCTGTACTGATGAGAGATGTCTATTTTGCTGTAGTTAAACACTTGATACCCGTCCCCTGATGCGGAAACAGTAAAAGTTTTGGTTACACTTGATGTAGCACCACCAGATGGCGTGTATCGGAGAGTGATTTCGACCGAAGTGGGGCTGTAGAAATATCCTTGAAAGACCTCTCTGTCTATAACAAGATTGTTATAGTCAAAGTAAAAATAATCATGTGTTGTAGGAAGCTGCTGTCCATGACGTATATACGGCATTGTATATTTCATAGCTTCCTTGAGAAATGCGGGGAAAAGATCTTGTGCACCAAACGTCTCGAGCTGCGCCTCCACCCACGGGGCTATGGCAGAGTTATCATAATCATTTTTTTCAATAGAGGTAAGCTGATAACTCACAAGACCAGTTAAATTTATAAGCCACCCGGTTCTGCAAGTAATGCTATACTCAAGCGCCCCATTACTATTTGTTATGCTACCGGTTCCACCTGGATTAAGGTTGTGCTTCGTTTCAGTATTCGCGCCCCTCGTGTATTTTGTGGAGAGCCCAGCGAGATCGTTCCAATAAATGTTTGAATCCAGAAAAACCTCCACAGAAGGGATTAATAGTTGTGGGCTATACGCAAACGAGCAGACGCCATTCTGCAAAAACTTGATATACGGTGATGTGATATAATTATCCGTCAAGTGGAACGTATATGCAGTTACCTGTCTATGCGTCATCGCGCCATGATTGCGCGGGCAGCTTTCGACGCGGAAGAGGCCGAGCGGAATGCGGAAAAAGCCATAACCGATATCTGAAGCGGAGGCAAGGACAAGAGTTCCGTCCCATGTTCCGCTCTGAATCGTGGAGATCTCCGCGGCCGTCAAAGACGATGTGTCAATCTCGATGCTTGCTTCAATCGTCATTCCGTACATATTGCCAATGCCGACGGTTTCAAACTCAAGCACGGATCTCTCCGCGCAGCCGAAACGGAAGACGTTTTGAGAGCATACAGACTCGGTAAAGCGAAGAGACTCTTTCACGATGTTCTCGTTCGTGATGTCCGCGAATTCTCCGTTCGGAAAGTGGGCGCGGAAGTTCTTTTCCACGCCGTCTGTTTTGAAGAGGATTTTAATGCTTTCAGGAATGTTGAGCATGATTACCTCCCTGTGATGGTCAGATTTACCACAAGCCATTGGCGGCCATTAATCAGATCCCAGCGGCCTTCGCCATCTGTATCGATAAAGGCCGAGAATGTATCCGCCGCGCCCTTGTTGTTCACATATGCGGTCACGGTGTAGACGCTCTCCGCGTCCTTTGCGGATTCAAGCAGAGCAAGAAAAGCGGCGTGGTCTGCTTCAGAAGCAAAGCCCGCCTTGACTTTCCCCGCGATCCGCTGGCGCGTGACAACTCTGTGGTCAATCCAGTTTCCATCCGTCCATGTGTCATACACATCGGTCGAGTTCATGGAATAACTCTGAATGTCGAGGTATTCAGAAACATCGGTCGAGCCGATTCTAAGAAAAACTCCGTTCATCATGCACCCCCAGCCGCCGCGAGGACATTGTAGTTCGTTGCCTTTGTTCTCACTCTGTTCGTGTTGTTGATGACGCGGAAGAGCTGACGAGCATCACCCTGGAGCGAGACATCGGCCATCACGCGCATATCGCGCAGAGCCGCAATGATTCTGTCCGCATCTCCCTCGGTCTGTGCCGTAGGCGTTGCGGCCGCCCTGTTAAGGTCTACAACAGCGCCGTCAATTGCCCGCGTAACAGACGCATTGACTTCCGGCGCTCCTTCGTCAACGCCGAGAGCAATACCGGCGGGAATCCATTGACCAATCTCACGCGCAAACAGACGAGACGGAGAGCCGATTTCGGCCTCTGCCTTACCTTGGCTCAGAGCGTTCTTGATGATGTCTTTAACCTTGCTATAGAGGCCAGACGCGGCGCTTACAAGGCCGTTGATGATGCCGTTGATAAGGTCTTTACCGAGCGAAGCCCAATCGACTTGGCTAAAAGCATTTTTAATGCCCTTAAAGATCTCCGGGACCTTCGCAACGATTTGTGGGATGCTCTGAACGAGACCGACGGCAAGCTGAACAATCAACTCCGCGCCGGATGCGATAAATTGAGGAGCGTTCGTGATAACCGCATCAGCCAAACCCTTGATAAGTGTGGGGATCTGCGGGATCAGCGCCGTCAACATCTTCAGAACATTGTTCGCGAAGTTGCCGACGGATGCGCTGAAATTAGCCATAGCGGTGTCAAGCCCCTCGCCAGTTGTCAGCGCGGCCATCACATTCGTCCACGATGCCTTGACGCTGTTTAACGAGCCTGTGAGCGTGGTCTGTGCTTCGCCAGCCGCAACGCCAGTTAAATCAAGTTCCCCTTGAATTGCATGAATGGCGGAATAAATATCACCGAGGTTGTTAATGTCATATTCAACGCCTGTCAGCTCTTGCGCGTCGGCAAGTAGCCGCTCCATCTCGGTCTTTGTGCCGCCATATCCCAGCTTGAGGTTATCGAGCATCGTGTAGTTGCCCTTGGCAAAGCCAGCATAAGCATTTTGCAAGGACTCAATCGGCGTTCCCATCTTTGCGGCGTTGTCTGCCATGTCTTGCATGGCCATGTTTGCCGCTTCAGCCGCCGCAGCTGTGTCACCGCTGAAAGCCTGTTTCAGAGCCGCGCCCATGCTGACGGCTTGTTCGGCGTAGTCATTCGCGCTCAAGCCATACTCTGACGCGCTCATGGCGTACTGCTTCATTGCGGCAGCGGATTCGCCGTAAATTGTGTCGAGGCCGCCAAAGGATTGCTCCAAAGCGCCGCCGGCCTCAAATGCGCTTTTAATCATTCCAGCGACGGCTGAGCCAATGCCGAGCGCCGCGATCCCGCCAAGCAATTTCTTGCCGATGCTTTGACCAGCTCTCGCAGCTCCGCCGGACGCGCCGTTCAGAATGTTCTCAACATTGCCTTGAATTCCCGGCGCTTTTGGTATGATATTTACATATGCGTTGCCGAGTTCACTCGCCATTGTGTTTCTCTCCTAACATCTGCGCTCTCCATGCTTCAAACGCTTCTGGAGTGTCAAATCCCTCTCCTGTTCTCTCTTTTTCTGTCAAAGATGCGAGGATGGATTTGGGTTTATTAACTCCCTTTGCTCCGTCTTTGGTGTTCTGCCAAACGAGGATCTTCAAAGCGTCTGCAACAAGGGCGAGAAGCAACGAATTCAGCGGGACTTTTGCCCCGCTCAGTTTCTGCATGATTCGAGAATCTTGCCCGAGCCCGCACGCATAGACAGCCACCTTTCGCGCTGGGAGCTGTCTATAATCAAAAATGCCGTAGGTCTGAAGCAAGTCACACTCGACAGCCTCGCGATCTACGGCAATCATGCGGCTCAGGCTTAGGAGTTTTTTACATCATGGCTGCTGCTCATGATTTCCTCCAAAGCCTTCTCCAAATCAGCGCGAGGCACGCGCCCGCCGTGCTGTTCACCGATGTGGCGGTAAAGGGCTTTTTTCTGCTCGTCGCCCAACAGCAGACGGATCAGCTCCGCCGTGCCGTGCAGCTTATCCAGAAGCGGTGTCTCGTCATCGATAACGGCGGTCAGAATGTCTACAAAGCGCATATCGTCGAGCGCCTGTTCGTCAAACTGATACTCGAAGCCTGTCGAAGTTTTGCCTGTTCTCATGTGTGCCTCCTTTTAGTTGGTGATCAGGTCGCGGGGACGATGTATTCGTAGTGCGTGTTGCCCTGTGCATCCGGCAGAGCGCTCAAGGTGACTTCGTAGCCGACAGGCTCGTCATCCTTGTACACGATCTCGCCCAGCTCAGACAGGGAGCCGTTCGGGATGACAACGCGCTTCAGAGCGCCGCCCTTCAGCACCATGTCGATGACATAGACGGCCTCTTCCGGCGCGTCAGAGTTCGACTTGACGGTGATCTTACCATCCGCCGCGATGGTGACATTCGAAGTGCCATAAACGGCCTTGAGGACGGTCTCGTTCAGCGCCTCGATAAAGGTCATTGTCCATTCGTCGGTCTTTTCGCCGGGAGTGGTCAGAACGACAGCACCGCCCCACGCCTTGACATTTTCGCTGTCCGCGCTGTTGTTGTTGGTCACGCCATCCTCGCTGATGTAGCCCATGTCGATATAGGTCTGAGCAAGGGCGGTGGTGGCATCCGTGGGGACAGCCGTACCAGCCGGGGCGCGGTAAACAGCACCAGCGACCTTCGGTTTGCCGGTGGTTACGTTTGCGGTATTAGGCATTGTTTACCCTCCTAAAAAATGAACGAGGTCGAAAACCGCTTGATATCTGAAGCGTTTCGTGTCCTCGTCGGTGTAATTGTAGTCGGAGTCGAGTTCGCTCCGGCTGATTTCGTTGTGTGTGATGATGTTGAGCAGAGCGGTTTTGACGGTTTCGTTAAGAGCTGCCGCCTCTGCGCGGCTCATTGCCCAGCTCTGGACAGCAAGCGTCGCAGATTCAATTTTGTTCGTTCTCCCGCTCCCTGTCTTCTCGACAGTTACGAAAGACGGCGGCATTGGATGGGGCACATCACCAGAGACAGGCACGGAAAGCGCGGTTTCAAGATAGTCAATTACAAATTCTTCAATTGTCATATCTTCACGCTCCCCAATGCCTTTAACAGAGTGTTCGTTTTGAGATCTTTTTGCTTGGCTTCTTTCGTCTTTGTACGCACGGACGCGATTGCGATGAAAGAAATAGGATGAGCGGACTCGATGGCCTCATACCCTACGCCAGCACGAGACGCGATTTGATTCGCCGCCTGGTTGAGGATAGATTGCATCGCGCCGCTCTTCATAATCGCGTTCAGCCCAGCAATGTCTAACTCAAAGGTGATTTTATTCAATCCGCTCCACCCGGACTTTCCTGTGCCATCTCAGCGGCACATTTGCCTCGATGCCCTCAATGGTGAAGCCAAATGTGCGGTATTTATGCCCGAAAAACTCAACGATTGTGTCTTCCCATGTGTGAGTATCTCCCTTTGGAATACCGAGCATATACTCGATGCGCTTACCGTAAAGGGAGATAGAAGATGTGAGTTCGTCCGTCGTAGGCTGGCCGATAATTACATCAGCTACCTCGACGGTGCTGTCGGTAAAGACAGGATTGTTGAAAGCATCAACGCCGCTCTGCGTTTTTACATGGAGCAAGACCGATTGCCCTTTGATGTGTTCGGCCATAAGTCAATCACCCCATATTTTTGTTTGAGAAGCCCCAAGCGCTTCAGATCGTTGTACATGATGGCGTTTGCGATGCCGCCGCCCGGAATGGCATATGTGCCGCTCCACGAATAACCGAGCGCACTCTGCGCTTCTTGGGTCATTGCCTCGCCCTCGGTGTTCTGCCGAAGGACGCGGGAAACAACATCAACCGTCACCAGTTTTGTAACGCTCCCAAGCGTGGGAGATCCTTCGATCATGGTGTCGAGGTCTTTGCCGACATCAACAGCAGCCTGTCTAAGCGCATCAGAAACGAGCGGGAGTAATGCCCCCGCCCGCTCCTGTTCTTCTGCACTCAGCGGCCGCCAAAGAGTGGAAATATCCTCAACGGTCGCAAAGTCAATCATTTTTTAGCGCTCCCCTTTGCCGTTTTCTTAGGCTTAGTTGTGTGAGTCTCAACAGGCTCCCACACGCCGCTCATCTTTGACGGTACATCGATTACAACGCCCGTCTTTTTATTGCGGTATTTCAACGGATGATGGCGAAGGAATCGGCGGACAGGATGCCCCAGCCGATATAGGCCTCGGCGCGAAGCAGGACTTCGTTGTACTGCTTCAGATCGTGGCCGGCGCCGTCCGGGTCGCCGTATTCGATGACTTCGAGCGGGACGTTGACGGAATAGCCCCAACGGAAAGCGCGGCCAAAGTCGCCGACGATGGCCATGTCGGTGGGAGCGCCGGCCGCGCTGCCGGTGAAGTTGACGGTGCTATTCACATCGCTGCGGAGGCCAGCAAAGGCTTCGGGGTTACCGCCGAAGCGGAATTCGGGAAACTGAGGTACGCCGTTGACCTTCAGAGTGGCCATCGCGCCACCGAAAGCCGGGGACATGGCGATACCATCCACGGAGCCGTCAGCGGCATGGATAGCAGCGACAGCGCTCTCAATGTTGGCATCGGGGGCGGTCGCATCATAGGTGATGATAGAGCCGCCGGTCAGCAGATCGTCGAAGTTGTTAGTAGCAAGAGCGGAGATGTCCGCCTTGGTGGCCGGGTCGATGCCGTGCATGGCGGCAATATCGAAGCCGCGACCGATGACGCGGGAGAAGCCCTCTGCAAAGGCTTCGAGGTAGTTCAGACGGCTCTCAGCGTTCTTGACGAATTCGTCGCTGACGCGCTGCTGATAGACGAATTTCTGCGGGCGGATTACCACAGGATTGACGGCGGCGTTGCCAGCGGGCTTCGCAGCACCCTCGGCGACGAGAGAGGCCTCGCCAGCGTTGGAGAAGACCATGACGGTCTCGCCGTTGAAGGGGATGGGCTTGGCCGCGCTCAGACGAGCAAGGGCGGAGTGACCGCCGACGGCGTTGAACATTTCGGTGACCAGAGTGGTCGGGAATTTGTTACCAGCAAGAATAGTTGCCATTTTCTTTTACTCCTTTAGTTTAGGTTTTCGGCTCTCCAAGAGATGCGGCAAGAGCCGCGAGAGCCGCTTTGGTGGAATTAGGCTGTACGCCTGTTTCGGTTGTACGCAACGGCGGAGCGGCCTGTGGTTTCACAAAGCCGGTCAGCGTTTTGGCATCTGCAATGAGTTCTTCCTCGGTCTCGCCAGCAAGCCGCTCGGCGAGTTCGTAAGGAAGACCCATTTCGTGGGCGACCTTGGCTTTGAGGATGCGCTTCTCGGCGCTCGTTGCGCGTGCGGTGAGATCCGCAATCGTCTTGTCGGTGTCGGCGTGCTTGTCGCGCTCGGCCTTAAGAGCCTCGTTGAGCTTCGCGATCTGCTCCTCGAAGTTTTTAGCCTTGAGTTCGTCGTACTTTGCGGCCTTTTCCTTAGCCTCGTCGAATCCGGCGTACTTTTTCTCGTTGGTCTCGCGCTCACGCTTGAGCCGTTCGCCGATGATGATGTCGAGATCTTCCTGTGTTTCGATAGGTTTGAATGCCATGTGTAAATCCTCCCATTTAACCGTTGGTAACGTAAATTTGTATATTAAAAAGCAATATGCTCTTTAATAACTGATACTTTGTTTTGTGTTTCCCTTACTCGTCGCGCAAAGCCAATGTGCAAGCACCATGCTCTCCATCACGGAGATATCGAGCGATTCGTCAATGCTTCGATATCCAAAACCGCCGTTAGATCCAATTGCGCGGCGTTCGCAATGTGTGACGGAATCGGCGAGAGATTTCTGCCCTGTGTGGCAAATCGTCCCGCCGAAAAGAGCCTGTTCAAACATCTGAGACGCGACAACAACTTCCGCGACGCTTGGCAGCTTCGGTTTGATAAAGCCGTGCGCTTTCATCTCATTTGAAAGCACAAGCTGGCCATTCTGGCCGTCAACCGCAACGCCCTTGAGGTGTGGATTGTGGAAGTAATCGAACATCCACGAATCCCCGGCGCGGATCGGTGAGCAAGCAATTGTCTCGACAAAGATTCGTCCATCCGTTGTTTTGGACGCGATGCTCATCGAGACATTTTTGCCGTCCTTGCCGTATTTAATGCCGAGGTATCTCTCCGGCATCAGCGGCGGCATTTTTGCCACCTTAACGGCATCCCAATCACCCGCCGAGATTGCGCTCTTTTGTTCGTACTTCAGCCAAACGCCGAGGCGCTGAATGCCGAAGTCGATATCGTCGCCTTTATACTCTGCGCGGACATTACGCTCTGACAGGATCGCGCCGAGGCTTGGGTTTGTTTTATACCAATGCTCGACATTCATAGGATCAGGAGGAATCTCGTCCAGAGACCACTCCGACCATCCTGTGTCTTGCGTTCTCCCCAAGGTCGCTTCTTCTCGCATCTTGGGGAATACGTTGCCCGCAGAGATAGCGGTCGGCGGCGTGCCGGTGAAAATCGTCTGAGGGTTTTTAGAGTCTGAAACTGTGTAGACGAGCGCGGATTGCTGTTTCTCGGTGTATTCTTGAGCCTCGTCTATAACGAGAAGGTCAAAGCCCTCGCCGAGTCCGCCGTTGTTCGTCCTGGTGCGGAAGTAAATGCTCCCGCCGCCTGTCAACTCTATGCACTCAAGGCCATATTGCTTTGATGCGAAAAACGATTTGTCCGGCATATCCTTTTTCTTGCGGTTGTGTTCTTCATATCCCGCCATCAAAAGGAGCTGATATAACCGCCTAAAGGCGCTGTTGCTTGTTGTCGTTCGGTGCGCTGTGTGGCACATCCTCTCGCCGTGTACCAGCCCCCACATCTCACGCATAACAATGACCTCGTTTTTGCCGTTTCTGCGCGGCACTTCGAGGCCATAGTTCATGTGAGTGAAAAGGCCGTCTTCATTGACGGCGAGGATGTGTGAAATCTGTTGCGCTTGCCATTCTTGAGCGGTGCGGCCTGTCGTGTTGTACAGATCCACCGCTTCTTGGCCATAGGTTTTCGAGTAAGGTAATATAACGGCTAAAGTGGGAGCCTGAGATCCTATTCTCATAGCTCCTCCTCTCCGTTTTAACTGTTCCCCGCGCGTGTCAAGCGGTTTGCAGCTCGTCGATGGCTTACGTTATTTTCCCTCGCGTATTGTTCTATCAAACGCTCACGACGGCGTTTTGCCGCTCTTGCGGATTCAGCTTCTAACGCCTCGTTAAGTTCTGCGGCCTCGCTTGCCGTTCGGCGGAAAGGCTCATAATCCTTGATATTCAAAACGCCCTGTCCTGTGTCTGAATACCAACGCTTCGAGTAAACATCTTGACGGAGTTTGCCGCGCGAATAAAAAACAGCGCAGCGGCAGCTTTCGTGCCTCTGGAAAATATCTTTCGGTTGACTTCCGTCATAGTTATATTCGCCCGCCAACGATTGGCACCAATCACAAGGGATTTCATAAGACCGCTTTTTTGACCGTCTGACTTCAAACGCGCCGAGTTTGCGAATGATCTTCGGCTCAAGACCAGCTCTTGCGGAAACCGCTGCGTTTTCCATCATGTAGTCATCTGAAAAACTTTCGGTGATGTTGATAACCGGCTCACCAAGCCAGCGCGTCGGGTTTACTGTGTCGCCGACGATTTTTTCATAGAGGCCTTTCGCTCGTTCTTCCGGCCAAGGCGCGGCGACCGCGTTTAAACCGATCCCGGCAGCTTCGTCCACAATGCTTTGGATTTCAGTTGCCGCCCTGTTTACCAGTTCATAATTCTGCCGCAAAGTAGACCCAAGCACGCGCTCCACGATGTTCCAGTAATAAACGCCGCCCGGCATATATTCCGGCGTGAAATTCTCAAGCAAAGCCCCCGAAAGCGCCTCTCCGTAAATCACAGAAAGCGAGTGGACATCCTCAATCGTCGCGGTGCCGTCTCGCACTCTGTTCGCGATGCGCGTGTATCTCCTATCCGCTTCAATCGCGGCGCGGAAAGCCTTTTCGATTGTCTCTAAAAGCCCCGGCACAATATCAACGGCCATTCACATCCGCCCTTTCTTAAATCCCGGTCAGCTCGAAAATCTTTTCCTCGTCCATATAGTTCGGGTAATTGGTCGCAATCTTTCCAATCGCGTCGCCAATCGCGCCGAGCATAGAAGCGTCAGCCGGAAAAGCCGGATACCATTGCGGCGTGGTGCTATAAAGCTGTTGCCGCGAATACTTGAAATTATCGCGGACGCAAGCCGCGAGGAAACAAGCATTCAAGAGGCCAACGCCGAAAGAATTGTGTGCGGCCTTAACCGCAAGCCGCAGATTTTCGTGAGCCGCCTTGATGGCTTCGGCGCTCGACGGATTTGCAGACGGAAAGCCGAGATCGTCAAGCGTCAGCCCTGTCTCGCCAGCGAACAGCGAGGCAAACATCCGCAGTTGGTCAAGATGCGGTGCCATACTCTGCTGGCCAAACTGGCCGACCTTTACATGATCCTGGCCGTCTTGGTTTACATCGAACCGCATCATGGCGGACATGGCCGCTTTCCAGTTGTCCATCTGCTCGGCGCTCTGGTCGAGGCCTGTGACCCACTTCTGCGGGAACGAGTAAAACTCGGCAGAGATCTCCGACCTCTTAATCGTCCTTAACGCGCTCCCGGTGAGGCTCATGCAAGCGCGGGAGATGCGGCTGTGACCAAAAGGCCGCACAGCGTCGGGTCTGTATATGACAGGCACAAGCAGCGGATAGGGCGCTTTGTTCTCGCGCCAATCCACCAACTCGCCCGCTTTGTAATACGCCGTAAAGTCTTTAGTGAAATAAGCCTCAAGAACAGGTGCTCCCAGCTCGTTCCGCTCAAGCACGGCATACCCTTCCGTGAGCATCCCTGTGATCGGGTCAATCGTGCCGGTCGCATTCGCGCCGTCGATGACCTGAAGCCGAGGGAATCCAGTTTCATCCTCGCTCACATAAATAAACGAACAAGACGCAATCAACGCGCCGAGCGTCGCCGACGGCAATAGCGTGTCCCTGTTGTTCATGTTGAGGATCTCGTCCAGCCCAAAAACATCATTTTTAAACTTCCTAAACGCAAGCCGGTCATTGAGCGCGTCAACGCCCTTCGCACACCAACCGACGCAAGCATTCCAATACCGCAGATCCGGCGGGGACGAGATGCCAAAATCAAAGGTCAGATTTTTCATCTCATAAAAGCCGTATCTCGTTATAACCCGCTGCGCTTTCAGCATCAGCTTGTTTTTAAGATACGCGAGGCCGTATTCCATGTTTGCATTCTCCTTTATTCCTACTGCCGAAGTAGGTATTTCTCGAGATATATGTACA